TTCTGCACCGGTTGCGGCTGCTACCGCCGTGTTCCTTGTATATCCATTTGGACAAGGATCATTCAGCGATGGCATGCCACTGGGTATCTCCGGTACCTTCAACTACATGCTCGTCTTCCAAGCGGAGCACAACATTCTTATGCACCCATTCCACATGCTTGGTGTGGCTGGTGTATTTGGTGGCTCTCTTTTTTCTGCGATGCACGGAAGTCTGGTCACGTCTTCGCTGGTTCGTGAAACTACTGAAGCTGAATCTCATAACAAAGGTTATAAGTTTGGCCAAGAAGAAGAGACGTACAACATCGTAGCCGCACATGGTTACTTCGGACGTTTGATCTTTCAATATGCGTCTTTTAATAATTCACGTAGCCTTCACTTCTTCCTGGCTGCTTGGCCTGTTGTGGGTATCTGGTTCACTGCACTTGGTGTAAGCACCATGGCATTTAACCTTAATGGTTTTAACTTCAACCAATCCATTCAGGACTCACAAGGAAAAGTAATTAACACCTGGGCTGACATCCTCAACCGTCAAGGGTTGGGGATGGAAGTCATGCACGAAAGGAATGCACATAACTTTCCACTTGATCTAGCTACTACAGAACAAAAAGTATATGGCTAAACAAGGATTATATGCAAACATCCACGCCAAGCGCAAACGTATCGCAAAAGGCAGTGGTGAATCTATGAGGAAGCCGGGGAGCAAGGGTGCTCCTACGGCTGCCAACTTTAAACGCTCTGCAAAAACTGCAAAGAAAAAGTAATGCCTAAAGGTAAAGGTACATACGGTACTCAAAAAGGTCGGCCGCCTAAGAAAGGACCAAAAAAATAATGCCTACATATAGAGTTTATAATCCCATTACGAGGGAAAACTTTGGTCTTTATGATTCCTATAAAGACGCTCGTAAACGAGCTGATAAAGAAGATTCCAAATATGGAAAGAGTGTAAATGCTGTCGAGCTCTTTAAAAAAGTCGAAGGCAAAAAGAAAAAGAAATCTAAACTCAAAATCTCTTAAAACTATGTTTAACAAAATCGCACTTACCACCCTTGCGGTGTCCTCTTTTGCTGTGCCTGCTATCGCCGGTCCTTACGTGAACGTCGAAACTTCTTCTAAGTTTGCAGGTACTGACTACTCTAAAACTGCTACTGACTTCTTCGTTGGTTATGAAGGTGAAGTCGGTACTCTTGATTACTTCATTGAAGGTGGTCCCAGCATGACCACTCCTGATAATGGTGTGTCTGAGACTGTCCCTGCCGGTAAGGTTGGCTTCAGTGTCAAAGCAAACAAGCACCTCAAAGTGTATGCCGAATTGGCTGCTAGTTTTGAAGAAGATCAGAACTCCTATGGCACCAAAGCTGGCGTTAAATATTCCTTCTAAGTAACGTACGTTCATCCAATATGGAAGACAACATCTACGAATTACAATTTACAGCCACCTCTCTCCGCATGATGCACAAAGCAGTGAGCTTTGCACTTGACCAATGGCCAGGTGGTGATCCTGTGGAGCAGCAATACTATGCGTACTTGAGAGATAGCCTGCAACGTGTACTTCTAGAAGAAACTTTCATGCTGGACGCATAACACTCACACCATGGAACGGGGGTGTGATACTTCATGGAGATCATCATGCCTAATGTTGAACTGCAAGCTCGCGTTAAAGAGCAAGCCGCTGCTGTCAAAGCAGCCAAGCTGAAGTATCGCGGCGTTACCTATTTGAAAACCCAAAAGTAATGGCTCAACAATCTGGTCCTAATGGAGGTTTAGGTCAAGCGTACCCTGTGCGCTATCAACCTACCCCTGAGAAAAAGGAACCTAAGAAAGAAGAGAAAAAGTAAATAGTTGGGAGAGCACCTCAGAGTCGGACTCTCCCTTCATTGGCATTGGCCCGTACGCGGATACCCTTTGCCGTCTAGACGGTGGGATAGACCACAAAAATTGGTTAAAAAATTCTGAACGTTCAGAGAGTAAAAGTTATTCTCTCTACTAATAATGGCTCAACAGTCTACTGGCAACAATTCTAGTCTTAATAGGATTGGCCGCGCTAATGGCTCGGATACTGATAACCGAGCGCTATTCCTGAAGCTCTTCTCTGGTGAGATGTTTAAGGGCTTCCAAAATAACACGATCGCTCGTGATCTTGTTATGAAGCGTACTCTTAAAAACGGAAAGAGTATGCAGTTCATCTTCACTGGCCGTACAGAAGCTGAGTACCATGTCCCTGGCCGTTCCATTCTCGGTAATGACGAGAATGCACCCCCGGTGGCAGAACGTACCATCACTTGTGATGACCTTCTGATCTCCAGTGCTTTCGTCTATGAATTGGACGAAGTTCTCTCGCATTACGACTTGCGTTCTGAAATCAGCCGCAAGATTGGTTATGCACTGGCAGAAAAGTATGACCGTCTGATCTTCCGTGCCATCACTAAAGGTGCACGTAAGGCTAGCCCGATCAGCATGACTAACTATGTTGAACCGGGTGGCACACAGATCCGTGTTGGTTCTTCTACCAACGCTTCTGATGCTTATAACGCAGACAACCTGATCTCTGCTTTCTACGATGCAGCCGCTGCTCTTGACGAAAAGGGAGTGAGTACCGATGGCCGTGTGGCTGTCCTCAACCCCCGTCAGTACTACGAACTCATCCAGAAGGTGGGTGATGGCGGTCTTGTTAACCGTGATGAGCAAGGCTCTGCACTGCAAAGCGGTAAGGGTGTTATCTCTATCGCCGGCATCAAGATCTACAAGTCGATGAACATTCCGTTCTTCGGTCATTACGGTACTACCTACGGCACCGGTTCTGCTACTAACCCTGGCATCACCGATCCTGGTAACACCGGTAGCTTCGTTGATGTTGATATGGAGAACGCTCGCGACAAGGACACCGATATTGACGGTGATACCTCTGGTGTTCAAAACGACGACGACGCTCTGCACAACAACTACGGTGCAACCACCAACTTCAGCAACAGCTGCGGTCTGATCTTCCAACGTGAAGCCGCTGGTGTGGTTGAGGCAATCGCTCCTCAAGTCCAAACGACTTCCGGTGACGTTTCCGTGATCTATCAAGGTGACGTGATCCTGGGCCGTCTGGCTATGGGTGCTGACTACCTGAACCCTGCTGCTGCAGTTGAACTGTTCGCTGGCACCGCTACCAAGCCTGCCGCATTCGGCTGATATTCAGCTATCTCATGGGGGACCTTCGGGTCCCCTTTTTTTTATCTATTTCTGACAGATATGCCGTTTCCTACAAATGCTGTGTCCACCGAACTGGATGCCGTTAATCAAATACTAAGCAGTGTGGGACAGGCACCTGTCACTACACTAGATCTACAAAACCCAGAAGTGTTTACTGCAGTCAATACACTGCGGGAACAAAGCAGGCAAGTCCAGCTTGAGGGTTGGACGTTCAACACTGAGCGTCACTACGAACTAACACCCGATACTTCCACCAACAAAATTCCTGTACCCAGTAACATGCTTGCTATTGATGCAAATGTTGCTGAGCATCTGGATGATTACGATCTAGTACTTAGAAATGGTTTTGTTTATGACAAGCATGACCATACTTATACATTCACGAAATCCATTATTGCAGACATTCTGTGGTATTGGGATTTCCAATTCCTGCCACCAGCTGTACAGGCATATGTAACTGCCAAAGCAGCACGCATGTGTGCCGTGAAGATGGTTGGTGATAGGGAATTGAATGCTCTTCTACAAGAGCAGGAAGCTACTACTAGAGCAACTCTTATTGAGAATGAATGTAATCAAGGTGATTACACGATCTTTGGTTTCAAAGATGGTGACAATAATTACACAAGCTATCAACCATTTAGAGCGCTATCTAGGCAATGAGTACACTCTCCCAATCTATACCTAATCTTCTGTCTGGCATATCGCAACAGCCAGATAGTAGAAAACGTCCTGGACAATTGAAAGATGCAGTCAATGCATTTCCTGATTTTGCTCTAGGCTTGCTAAAGCGTCCGGGAGGTAAGTTTGTTGCGCAACTGCATAAAGCACCCACTGATGGTAAGTGGTTCCCAATCCTGAGGGATACAACGGAAAAGTACATTGCTTGTTATGCAGACAATAGGTTCCAAGTTTGGGA